AAAGAACCTGAAGCTAATATTGCTCCTAAAGAACCTGAAGCTAATATTGCTCCTAAAGAACCTGAAGCTAAAACTGCTCCTAGAGCACCAGAAGCTACAATCGCTGAATTTGCAACAATAGCACCTGAAGCAATTGTTACAATTGCACTAGCTGCACTATCAGCAAAACCAGCACCAACTTTTAACCAAGAAGATCCGTTCCAAATTTTTAAATAATATGATGTTGCAGAAGAATCAACCCATAACTCACCTACGGCGTTTCCAGCAGCACCAACTGGTGCTGAGTTTGGAGCCGTAACACCATAATGTGTCGGACCAACTTTTCTTATTGCACTAGCCGAATCTTTGAAATAAAGACCCGGTTCCGCAGCGCCGAAACACAATGCCGCCTCACCAGCTTGGACAGTAGATGTGGCTGGCCTATCTGCAGAGTTACCAGAACGTTTAGTTACTAAAATAACTGGAGTAGTAGTCATGTTTAGTAAACACCTCCATTTAATAAAGTAGGATAACTGCTAGGTGGAATTAAAACACCAGCTGAATACTGACCGCCGTCAAAAATAAAAGAAACCGTAGGACTTATATTTACACCACTACTATAAATACCCCCATCAAAAGTTCTTAATGCAGCTTGAACGGGATCAAACGGATTATATTGATCTATCGTAAACATCTGAAATCCACTAGCCACCATTGGACTAGAAATACCAGAAGCTAAAGTATCAAAATTTAATACTTTTACCATGGTCGGAACCATGTCAGGGTACATCATGTGTGTAGGTACTGTGTCTTTACTTGGCGAATATTTTTCCCACCAACGAAGATTCTCTTGCCTTTTATTAAAAGTTGTTTCTTTAGATAAATTTATATCAAAGTATTCTCGGTATTTTTCGTCCATAGGTTCATCTGTGGGCTGAGCAAGCCACGGAGCCATATAGTCTTGACCGAAGCGTTTATAAAGTTGCCAAAAAGACGCATAAATATGTTTACAAAATCTAGGTAGATAAAAATAAACGTTTGGATCTGAATAAGTTGAAGGACTATCACCGTAACGTGGAAAATTTAAAACATTTTTTGTGTATAAAAATCCAAAATCTCTAGAGAATCCAGGATAGTCACGAGTATTAAATGTACGGTTAGGACCAAAATTACCAGCGTCATACTCACCAGGCTTTAAATCTTGTGGAAGAGTATAAGGATATTTTCTTTTTGTGTCATACTCATATAAATTAAAATCTTGTCGCGCTAGATAATCAGGACAATTACAACCAAAACGCATTGCGGTTGTAAAAAATTCTCCAACTATGGGTAAGGAAGAAGCAGGAGAAACTAAAGTGTTGTTATCTAGCACAGACCAACTATTACTAGCTCCAGTCGTAATAAATAAAGTATCAAATAAAGGCAAAAAGCTAGGAGTTTGTGGTCCGGCAAGTGTACCTACACCTACAACGGTATAGTTTCCATATGTAGTTTTTGTAGTGCCATCAGCGGCATATTTATTAGATAAAACTTCACCAGTAAAAAACGATATAGGAGCACCAAAGTTACTAGATAACTGAACTCCATAAATCTCAGGTTGATATTGAAAAATACTTTTTATTGAGTATCCAAAATCCAAAAAGTTAAAACTACCTTCAGGGCGAATGGCTGTCATTCGCATAGCCATGTCTTGTGAAGTAGAAGGGTACATAAAGCACAGGCCAGGCAAACCCGCACCTACTCCCGGTACTCCACCAACAAAATAAGCAAACGAATAATTTAAACCTACATATGCTTGATTAGCATACATGTAAAGCTCATAACCTCTACGCCATCTAGTCCACATAGAGGCGTAGTTATAATCAAGTAAAATACTAAAATCTTTTAAATTAAAGTCAGGGCGAAATTTTCTTTTCCACGGCATTGACGTGGAAAGTTCGTGACTAGAACTAATTCCTTGAAAATTTTTAAAAGTAAATTTTGATGATTTTGGTTGATGTGTCTTCCAACTAAAATCATCTGATCCTTTTTTACGAGTCACTAATAAAGAGTCTCAAAATTTAATAAAAACCCCCCTGAGCGAAAATTGATATACCTGAAGGACTTAAACCACCAGAAACAGATGCAGGACCATTACCCAAATAACCTACACATAAAATGTAACCTTTCTCTAAATACAAAGCTTCAGATTTACCCACTTCAATAGGACGAGCGAGATTCGTATCACCAGTCTGAGGCGTTGGGGCGACCGTGGCCGGTAATTCAACACGTTGAATTAAACCTTCTGTATCGCCAGATAACCCAACTTCAAATTTACTAATAAGGAGAGACGTAGATGTTGAGGGGGCCGCTTGATTAGGCGCATATATATAAACACCAAAGGCAGCTGAACGACGACCCGATGTATTCGGGTAACCTTCATTTGAAACAACAAATATATCTTCGACTAACGCACCGTCTTCAGAAGGTACATCACCAACACGAACAAGTTGAATAAGATCACCAAAATCAGGACTACTGGCATTAGTAACAACAGTAGTACCATTATTAATTTTGGCGCCACGTAAAAACGGGCGGTCAACCATCAAAGGTTGTTTGTTTGTGCTAGTAGAGCTCATGATGGTTCCTTAAAAATTAATTTACTGCGGAAGGGCAGGCGCTTGAGGACGCCACTGACGAGCTGGAGTTGTATCCATCTCTACTCCGAGAGAAGCAGGATCGATACTTGGAGTAACAGCAGTATTACCAAATAATTGTGCTATTGAAGAGGGATCAGACAATGCTTTACGAAGAATACTTAAATTAAAAGATTTTTCGTCTTGAGGAACAATTTTATTGCTTTTATCTTCACGGCGACGTTTTTCACGATCAGCACGACGATCTTCTAAATATTTTCCAAACTGTTCGCCCGCTAAACGTTGTTCTTTTTCAGGACCAAAACGAGCAGGAATACCTTTAACTGCTCGATAGGCATCTGCTCCCTGCTCAAGAATATTACTAATTTGATTTAAATAATCAACAAATCCAGGTTGTTTCTGTCCGAGAGGATTTCGAGCAAGATTATCGCCAACAGAACCATAAATACCAGCAGTATCGACGCCAAAACTTCCGTAGGGATCAACTGGAATTTGTGAAGACTGGGCTATGGCACCCCAGTCAGTTACAGGAATACTTATAGATGGCTCCCCATAACTAACATTTTGATATCCAGGAATCTGATTAAATCCAGCAAAGGCCATAATTGAATTCTCAATAAATAAATTTTACAATTAATCAATAACCAGCGTACATACGAGAGCGAGGATTCATTTGCTCCTCAAGAAAATCTCTTGTTCGACGAAGCTGAGGTTGCTCTTGGGGGGTCGTAACAGCACGAAGATCGGTGTTACCTTGAGTCGGATTAACGGCAGCTTCGGCAGTTGCTTCTGCGTTACCCACGGCATTCGCATCGATTTGTGAACCCATTGGAGTAGTCACAGTTGTCGTAGTAACAGACTCAGATGTTTGTTGATTTGCTGCAGGGTTTGTTAAACTGCGGCGTTGAAGCTCATAAGCCAACATGGGGTATTGCGCGGCCCACTTTTCAAGCTGCGCTGCTTGAGCAGGATCGTAACTAAAACCACCTGCGAACTTCATTAAAGCTTGACGTACAGGAGCTTGCGTAGCATAAGCCTCACGAGCTGCATAATATTCACCAATATTTTTATACATTTCTGGGCTACGTGGCTCCATTGCCCGTTCAATTGCAGCTGCAGATGGATCATATTGACTCAACTGAGCGCGACGTGTACTGTCTCGATCAGCACCTGGCGTAAGAACAGGAGCAGGAGCAGTGGGATCTACGCGGGTAGATTGATAGCTATATCCAGGAACAACAGGTTGGGATCCTAAAGGAGTTCCATCAGGTTCACGGAACATAACGTCTGGTGAATTAAGTCCACCAGGAGAAACAGGAGGATTACCAGGAGGACTCATAGCCGTAGAAGGATACTCGCCCACGGGGGCAGAACCTTCATTTGGCCGTGAGAACATGGAAGCTAACCCTAATCCCGCACCACCGCCAACAACACCAACTCCAGCAAGCCTTGCAGCCATTGGCATTTCTGTTAGAAAACGAAAAATACCAGTTAAATCTGTCATTCGAACGCCACCTGCGGCATTGCGCAGTTCAGCAGCTTCATTTACTAACGCACTAACAGGAGCCGAATCAGCTTGATCAAATAAAGAACCTCCTAACTCTTCTCCGGGAAAAGGCCCACGGGGGCGAGTTAATCTTTCCTGTATTAAATCAGCAACACTACCTCCAGTGGGAGGGAGCGCAGGACCTTGAAGTAAGCCAGCTTCTAATCCCGGTTGATAAGTAACATTACCAAGTTTGCGACCAGTTACATCAACAGTCCCAGGCGGAAAACGTAAACGATTAAAACTTCCAACTTCACCTTCACCAGGAGTTAAAAATGTTTTTTGAAGATAAGTTTCTTGGGGCCTTGGCGCTGCGGCTGGAACAATCGGCGCAGCTACCTCGTTGGCATCGGGAACAAATTTGCCAGTACGAGTATAAGGACCTTGAACTGGAGGACGATTTTGAACTAACGGAGATAGACCACGAATTCCCGGAGCGGGGGGTTGTGCTGCTTCTGCCGCTCGACGCTGAATAGCTGTATCAACTATTTGTTGTAAACCGGGACGTAATTTTGTGCTGTCCGGACGACCCAGAAAACCTTTAATATTTTCAGGCAGTTGCGAAGGAGCGGGACGTGGAGCTTGGGGACGAATCCCCATAAGCCCAGCTTCACTCAAAGTTTGACGAACAGCTTCAGAAGCCTTACGGCTCCGTTGCATAAGTGCAGGACCAACTTTTTCGAGTAAAAATTGAACTCGAGCAGGATCTGTTACTTGTTGACGAACTTGTTGGTAGAACCAGCGAGGCAGACTACTCATGCCCTATAAAGCAACTATAGTTATTGACAGTCTATCGCCAATTAGCATAAAAATAGAGTCTGTCTGCTCTAGAAACATCAGGAGGTCCAGGAATAGCTTGAATAAACTCACCTCCAGATCTTTCAAATCTGTATCTAGCTGCAACAGGATCTCGATAATTAGGAACATATAACATTTGTGCTAAACGATCACATTCGTATAAATAATTTTCTCGCCAAATACGAGCAGTTTCTCGTTTATCTTGGATATTAATAGAACGTGAGACGTCACCTAAAATTGTCTCTTGCCTACTTGTTGCACGTCCAGTAGCAAGCTCAGTTAATCGCTCTGCTTCTTCACAACGTTCAATTTGTTGAACAATTTTATCGTAATAAAATTCACTAGGAATACTATTACTCGCTTCTAATAAACGAGCGTAGTCACCTGCAGGAACAGTCGCTATATTATACCCAAGGTGATACGCTACACGACTAAAGTTAAAGTCATCTAACGCATACCCAAAAACCTGTGCAGGATTTCGAGTTAGTTGATTAACTGCTGCATATATAACTTCGCGTTTTGTTGCATCAGTCGTAGTGGGTTGAAAAACAACCCCTTGTTGAGCTAAATAAGATTGAATCTGCTCAAGTTCAGAAGTAGTAAGTTGAGCCACGACTAGAACATTTATGTTCTTTTATTCTACGTATACACTCCCGGTAGCAAATACCTCATCCCAATCAACTCGTTTAATAGATTGCAGTTGATCTAATTTTGTAAATTTTTCACCAGGTAGCGATTGACGCAATTCGATAATTTCTTTAGCAGTTTTCAGACCAACACCAGGTAAACATTGGGATAAACCTTCCGGAGTCAAAGTATTTAAGTTAATACGGTTATCTACGGGGGGTAAAGGTTTAACAATTGGAGTTTTCTCTTCCTGTGCTTTTAAAGGTCGCCTATTTCGACGGGTTGAAACGTGATTCGGGTTTGTTTTAGCCTCAGGTTCTTCATTTAACTCACCAATTTGATCTTTATGAGCAAAAAACACTTTACCGGTGGTGTTTGAACGAACCATTAAGTACTCGCCCTCATCATGTGACGAAATTACTTCGATTTTGACACCACTGGGTTTGTAAACACTGGCAGTCATAACTTAAGTCAGTATATGTGCAGTAGTTTAAGCTAAAACTGAAAAAATCGGAGATTAACAATCATAATTTTTCATCTCACTTTCTAATTTTTTTAAAAATTCAGCTCTTTTTTCCCAAGTATCTCCTCCTGTGCAGTTTTTTTTAGGATTTATACAGTCTGTAGAGTCAATAGTATTACAAACTAAACCTGCAAGATCTAATTCGTTTCCTTTTTTACCAGTTCCCCAATGATGAGTGCCGTTTAACCATATAGCACCACACTTTTTACACTCTTTTCGTTCTAAATGAAAATCTGACAACTTACGATCGTTCATAATCAACACAAGTACAGTGTTTCAAGCATAGTAAAGCAGTAAATAAATAATAAAATATAAAAATTTAATTAAAAAACCCCTCCCGTAGGAGGGGTTTAAGTTTTTTTCTCCCTTTCTGATTTTATCAGGAAGGAGAGGTAGAGGTGTAGATGCTGGACTCGATAACACCGCCGGGCTGCAGAGCAAGATCCGAACGCTCGGGCGGTTGATCGGGCAGGATCCAGCAAACTTCACAGATTGCCAGAGCTTTATTCTGACCGGACAGCTTGCCCGCACCAGCACGGGGATCGTAAACACCCGAACCTTGAGCAACACCAGAAGCAGCAGCGCCACCCAGGTTTGCGGTGGTAAACAGTTTCCACTGAGTCTGTGCAGTCAGAGCAGACCAGCTGCTCGAATTGAAGATGTTAGTGGAAGCAGTGCTACCGTTAGCAATCCGAGAGTTAGAGCCAGTGATGGTAGTACCAAACTGACCGGACACAACGGTTGCAGAATCACGCAGGCCTTGGGCCACGGCGGGGATCAGGGTCAGACGAGGGGCAGCAGCGCCACCAGCGACGCCGGAGCTCACTACATCACCGCCATCAACACGGAGGGAGGTGCGATAGACGTACACGCCCGAAGGAGCCTGGATACCATTGGTGATGTCAGCGCGGATATCCTTATGGAAATCCGGAGACGGAATGATAACAGAGGCGTTCAGGAAGGGTTGCTCAGCACCATTCTGACCAGAGCCATAAGGCAAGGTGTAGTAATCAAGCTGGTTAGAAGTACCTAAAGCTTGATAGCTAAGGTCAACATAACCAATAGCTTGCTGAGCGATCCAGCCCGGCTGGAAGATCACGCCGACGGGACCACCGACGGGTTGACCAGTCAGGTTTTGAGAAACACCGTTCGCATTGTTGTACTGAACGGTTTTTTCTTCGTTCCAATAACGAAGAACGTTGGTGTAGTTACCAGGATAAATCTTGGTAACGGACAGCTGATTAGGATTAATAGTCATCGTTAGTTACCTCCTCAGGCGTCGAAAGAGTAGGCAACGGTAACGAAGTCAGCGTTCAGAAGTTCAAAACCTGCGTACAGGCTCCAAATCATCATGATGAAACGGCTGAAGTCGTCGTTGTTGTTGAGCAGCACCTGAGCGTTGTTACCGCCGATGCCAACGCCGGTGGACTGAGGACCAAAGAAGATACCGATAGCTGCGTTGTAAGAAGCGGCGGTAGATGCGATGGTCGCGGTCTGAGTCTGAGTAGGCATGTTGGTGCTTTCGAAGAAGCGCACGCCTTCAAACACAAAGCCCGTGGGCATAATCGGCTCACCGGCCACAAAGGTGGCTTGGCCGAACCCTTGACCCATGTACAGGGCAGCGTTAGGCTGCATCCCGGACATAAGAGGGTTGATCTGACCGTTGCCAGGGTAACGAGCAACTTCGCGGAAGTCGCTGTTCTGACGCAGGTGCATCAGGAAGGTGGGATCGCAAACGCAGCGATAGAAACCATCCTGGAAGGTAGGAGTGTTCCGCTTACGCAGGCTCTTCACCACACGCAGCAAGTCATCCTTAACGTCGAACTTAGCTTGCTCGGCGTTGGTGTAGGTCAGCGAACCGGTGGCCAGGTCACCAGGGAAGTAGTAACCACCTTGGGTGTCAGAAGACTCACCTTTGGAAACAGCTTTCAGGAGTTCGTTGATGAACACCCGATCGCGCCAACGGCGATAGTCATCTAATAGGGTGAGGCTACCGATCGACTGGTGGAAGGTGGTGAGGTTACCCGTATCCAGCAGTAAGCGTTGTGCAGTGATCAGAGTCTCGCGAGCAATCTTAAAGGTGCTCGGCTGAGTCGGATCAGCAGGATCGGCAGGTCCGGTGTACTCCTTAAGAGTAACCAGCACCTTATCTTTCACAATGTTGCGGCTGTTAGCAGTACCGATGGTCTGCTCAGCAGTGCGCTCGCGAGATTCTTTGGAGCCAGGATTACCGAAGAAACGGTAACGATCCAGTTGTACAGTCTGACCAGGTTGCTTAGAAAAATCATGGACAACCACGGGCTCCGCAGCCATCTCAACGATGTATGCGGGGTGCGGACGGTACAGCTCGGCACCAAGAATCTTCGGAAAATCATTATCGATAAACATCGATAAGTTCTCGAAGAAACTACAAAATTATCCTAACTCTTAAACAACCATACAGTTATGTTTTAGTGTCGCAATTTTAGTGGTTAATTTAACTACTAGGGCCTACACGTCGAATCATATTTCGAACGCCCTCACCCAAAACAACGTACACAGAACCGTAATTAGGCACGTAGCGAGTTGATTTGCCTCTGTAATTAGTACGTGTAACTACGGACATTTGACCTGGTGCCGTGCTACGAACAGCTTCAGTAAAAACTTGACAATAAACCGGATAATTGTAAATCCATGCTGCACGAGATCCAGAAGTATCGTTTGTGGGATTTGTTAAGGATGGATAACGAACTCGCTGGAAAGACCCCGGACCACCTGTAATACCCTCACCTACAAAGTCACCAGTATCTTCGTCATACCGGTATGGCTCGTTACTCGAAGGTGTTTTAAAAGGTGCGTAATTTTGATTGTCAGGAATACCAGCACCAAACCATGTATAAACCCCAAAATTACGTAAACCTGGTTGAGGACTAAGTGCTGTTTGTACAGTACGACCAGCTACGCTATATAAACCTTGAGCTCTATAACCTAAATAAGTATCAAGAAGACCAGAAGCATGAGGTAAAACATTTTCATAGTTTGACCAATAACCAGAAACAGCAGGAGGTACAGCACGCCAATCAGTATTTAAATAGCCACTTATATTTACAGGTCCAACAGGAATTAAACCAAAATCAGCACCTTGATAATTTACACCAAACCAAGTTTGCTGAGTCCCACTAGGGTAAGTATATCCACTACCAACAACAGCATAAGTGTCAGTGAGATTTAAATCATCACTAGTTCGTTGTGGACCAGACTGCACACGATGATACAAATTTTTGTCATATCTCCAATTTGTAAATGGTGTATAGACCATAAAAAATAAGCATCTAAATAAATTTTACTGCGTTAAAATTTTAAAGAACCGCAACTAACAACTTGAGTGCCGACAAGTTAGTTTCGGTTTTTTTTGAAGATCTTGAGACTTCGATAGCCTGTATGTCTGGCTCTCTAACAGATTCTATCGTTCACCCACAAAAACGTTCAAAACTAGCAACTTATCTATTTAAAACAACAATTGTTGGATTGTTTCTTGCGACTTTTATAAGTCCAGCGATAGCAGAAAAATTTAAACTCACAAGAAATGAGGCCATAGCAACCTCATTTATTTGCGGATACGCAGGCATAAAATTATTAAACTCTGCAGAAAAATTATTAGAAGCAGAGATTAAAAGACGAATCAGTAAAAATCAAGTTAGATCAACTGATTCTTCAAACTCCTCGGACAATTCAGTTTGAGAATCTGCTGTAGAAACTTCAACAGGTTTTTCAATAACAGGTTCTTGCTGACTGTCGTTTAAATTAGGTTTGCGACGTAAATAACCTAAAGCACGCATAATTAGTTTGCTATTACATGTAGATTAGCAAAAAAAATCTCCCCCGTTTCCGAGGGAGCTTATTAAATCTTGACTAAATTAAGCAGCGTCCATAAATAAGAGCTTACTGCGAAGCGCCTCCGGACCCATCTGACTTAAATAACGCCAAGCGTTTTCGGGAGAACGATTCATAACTTCGCTAAAAGCTTCCCATTGTTGTTGAGGAACTACGCCCTGAGCACCACCGGCATTAGCAGGAGGAGCAGGCATGTCGTAGCGAGGTTGATAAGCTTGTGCTGCTGTTTGACTACCAGCAGGCACGTCAGAATCAATGTCTACAGGGACGACCTCAGTAAAGAACCGATCAGTGTAATTAGCTAGATGATCGGGATTTGTGAGGATGGTCTCCATGGCATTATGGCGCTCAGTAAGAGAATCCATACGCCCGGCTTGATCCATCAGCATGTCCTCGAGAGCACATGCATACTGATTTAAAATTCCAGGTGCTTCAATACCGAAGTGATTAACGACGGCTTGAGTTGCGACGCTTAGACCTTGGGGACCGTTGGACGGGTCCGTAGAAGTCTGCGAGGAATTCTGGGTTTGTAAGACGTTGGTAGGCAATGTCTGCGCTACCTGCTGTGCCTGGTAAGCCCAGGGTTGGACCTGTGAACTCAGATTGCTCTGTTGAGTAACCTGTTGCTGAGCCGCCTGGTAAGGCGACTGTTGACCCTGGCTGGGGGACGGAGTATTGATCTGGGATAAAACCCGTTCCAGCGAACCCATCGCTGCTTCCCACGGATTGTTGGGGGAGAACTGCGACGTTGACGGGCTGAACTGGTTGTTGGTAGAAGGGACCGTAGCCTGTGTTGCCTGCGATGGCGGTTGGGCTGTAGGTACCGAAGCTACCGCCGGGGTAGAGGTTTGCGCCACCCACTGTGGGTAGGCGGTTGAGCCCTGGTCTGAGGTTACCGTCGGGGCTACCGCCGGGGAGACCGGGCTCGGGATTGAAGCTTGGATCTGCTGGCTCATAGCTACCCGAGTAGGTTAATTCTTCCGCGAGGTGGTCGAATGTTCTATATAAGAGCGGAGTGATATTCAGTCTAGGGTCTGCCGCAAGCGGTTGGTTAGGCGCAAGCGGATGAGGAGACTGCAACATCTGAGTTAATAATACCAGAAATTGTTGCATCGCAGATTGTGTTTGTTGCACCATGCGGAAGGGAAATCCCTTCAACATTTCTGCTCGTTCAGAATCAGTTTTTTCAGGGAATAAAAACTTTAATGCTTCAATACTATCGACGCCTAATTCCTGTAAATTACGAACAACAATAGATTTCTGGTTAACGTCATAAGCTGTGTCCTCGTAAACATCTCCTTGAAAACGATACGAAACAGTCCTATCTCCATCTTCAGGTAAACCGATAACTCCACGAGGAACTTTATTTTCAGTCAGAGCAATCTGAACTGTCTGATTAAGTTTTGTTTCAAAACGTAAATTTGCAGTCTGAAACTTATCAATTGTTTCTGGTGTCTGCTCTAAAGGAGGCTTAGGTTGTTTTAAACCGCTTGCGGCTATAAATGACTCTCTAAAAATAGTTTCTTGGTGATAAATCATCATTTCCAAAAGACGATTAAAACCGTAATCAAGAAAAGATTTATTTTTTCGAAGAGCCGTGGCTTGAGCACGACCCATCAAACCTTTAACTTCGGTAGCTGTAGCACCAGCTGAAATTGAAATTTCATCAACACCGCCTAAAGCAGTTCGTATTTCTTCACGAAGAAGTAAGGAATACCGATTCATATCTCCATTTACAGGATCTGGGGTCATATAACCAACGCGATCCGAAGGCTCGACGTTGGCAATAATCCGAGGTACGCGCAAACCACCGCCCATAGAAGAACCAAACGGTTCACTAACTCGTGTAGAAGGGCTATCTACACCAGCAAAACCACTTTGACTACTAATAGTTGGTCTAAAAGTAGTCTGGCTATCACTTGCTTCAACTAAATCGCTGCGAGGACGTGAACTAATTAACGTTGGATTACCAAAAAATTCAATATTTTTTGCAATATTACGTTGAAGTGCATCATGAAGCACTATTTGCTCCATAAAAGGATCAAACTCACCTTCGCCCTCAGTCCCACTAGCGTTTGGCTTGTTTAAAACTTCTACAGCAGGAATAAAACCTAAATTATTAGGACGTTTTTTAGCCGGTGTTAAAACAGCACCCGGCTCTAAATCAAAACTTAGTTCAGTATCAGTTTCAACTTCACTTATTTCATCTGCAGTAATAGATAAACGAACATATCGTTTGTTCTGACCTGTGGTAGTACTAGGTAAGCCTAAATTAGCGTTTTTAACTTTATAACTATAAATAATGATTACTTCGTCAACTTCACCGTTTAAATCGTGGTAAACCCTGTATTGATTTTTATTGAAAAAATAAATCTGATATTTTAATTTTGGATCTGGGCGAAAGTAAAACAATCCACAGCCATCGATCAAAAAATTCCGAATAATTGAAGGAAAACGAATATCTAATTTATTTAATTTAATTACATCCTCTAAAAATCGAGTGCGGCTTTTATAAGTATCCTGATCGCAGTAAAAGGTCAGACCCTTCTTAATCATAAGAAGAGTCATCTGCTGTAAATGGCTTAAAACAACCATTGTCGCAGATTGGTTACTTCGATCCTGAGTGCGCGAGGCTTCCAGAATCTCGTTAAACCTTTTTCTGGTCTCAGTGCCCGCAGTCATTCAACTAAAAACAAAAGTGCTGGACTTAATCACTTTTTAGCCATTTCTTTGGCTTTACGTGCTTTTGCCAGAGCGCGTTTACGAGTATTTCCTCGCTCTGACTTTTTATCGTCAGATTTTTCTTCTTTTTTCTCCCCCATTTTCTTAAACTTCTCTAAAAGCTCAGGAGGCATTTTGTCAGCCATCGGGAAGTAAATACTTTTTGACTCTTTCCAGTTTAACTGCTTCCTGCGGTAAATCTTCGACTGGATACGGTGTCAGAATATGATCTTGGCGACCAAGCATATCAGTCATACCTTCTTGAGGTTTAAAAGTATCACAAATACTCTGCACTTCTGGAGTATCCCAAATATAAAACTCGGCAATAGATCTTAATTTTTGTTTACGCGTTTGAGTATCTCCCATCCAGCTTAAATGCCAACCACCATCTCTAATCCCGACAAATGTACGGTCGGGCTGAGCACGAACTGCTGTAATAGAACCTAGTTGATTTAGCTTGCCGACAGAGCAAACAGTTGCACAAGGCCACTGAAATAACTCCCCTGTAGGAGAACAAAGCTGTAAATCAGCACGACCATAGTGCATGGACATTTTCAAACCATAAATTTGATCTGGATTTTCCTTTAGTTGTTTAATTAAAAAATTAAATTTATCTGGATTAGGTATTTCATCACAATCAGAACATATAAAAATAGTGTCGGCGGGAAAGTGCTTTAAATATTGTCCTAAAGCATCTCGTTGACCGCGTTCACGAACCCACGGATCACTCGCCTCTTCAACAGATGGGAGACGAACGTGAACAACTTCAATAAAATCAGAGGGTAACCCAAGTTCTCTAATTACTTCTTCGCACTTATATGATTTAGATTCACCCCTGTGTGTTCGATCAGCTTCTGCGATTAAGAATCCATCAACGTGATCTTTTAAAACACTTATACGAAGCTCAAGGAGCTCACGCTCATTGAAATACGGAAAGCAATCAATCAACATCGTCAGGAAGCAGATAATTTTTTACGCGATCAAGGTCAAACAACTTTTCTGGTAATAAATCCAACGGATAAGTTGTAATTAAATGATCGTTACGTCCGAGCATATCTACGTCGCCTGGTGTCGCTTTAAAAGTCTCACAAATCTTTTCTACATCGGGTTTATCGGTTTCCCAGTGGGCATAGGACTTAAGTTTTTTAAGGCGACGAGTAGAGTCACCCATCCAGCTAAAATGCCAACCATAATCACGATCTCCAACAAACACATTATTTTGGCTAGACCTGAGAGAAGATAATGTATTCTGTTTTTTTAAAAAACCTACAGTACATACGAACGCATTACGCCACTCAAACAAGGCTCCTTCAGGAGTAATTAGTTGTCGATCAGCGCGGCCATAGTGCATGGACATACTTGGCCGAATTAGAGCATTATTTTTTTCAACTTTATTTACTAACAAAGGCAATTGATTTGGATTTACAATCTCGTCACAGTCAGAACAGATAAAAACAGTATCGTCTGGAAGCATATGTAAGCCGACACCTAGAGCATCACGTTGCGCTCTTTCACGAATCCACGGGTCGGCTATTTCCTCTACAGAGGGTAGCTCGACATGCAAAACTTGAACTTTTTTGTCACTAATACCAAGTTCTCTTAGAGTCTCAACACACGTAAAAGGCTTTGGCTCACCACGGTGAGTTCTATCGGCGTCACTAATTAAAAATCCATCGACGTGATCTTCAAGAGTCCGGATACGTAACTCAAGAAGTTCCTTCTCGTTAAAGTAAGGAAAGCAGTCAATGATCACAGAAACACTGGTCAGGTGTCACTATGATAGCTGATCTTGACCTAAATACTTAGCCGCCCGGCGTTTAGCCCGCATCAAAACATTTAAATCTTGATCAGTCGCTTCATTTAAATTATTTTGTGAATATCCGTCTAACTGGGTACTAGGTCCTTCTGGAGCCTGTGGCTGAGGCTGACCGCGAAGATCTGTTTCGTTATCATTCGTCATATCCGCAAAAGCAGTATCTGATGCTTGGTTAGCGCGACGTTGTGCATCCGCAGCAGCGGTTTGCATCTGATACGCTTGAGAAAAATTAAAAGCAGCAGTGTTGTAAGGATTCATCAGTAATAAACAATAACACTGTGAACGGTGCCGCTGTATATGGCTGTAATAGACATAGGCATAACTGTGTCATTATTTATTCGAGTTAACGGAATTTGTTGACCCGGAGCATCAGTCATTTCTACTGTTAGATGCTGATCTTGACCCGCATCAGTCATCATAAAAAAACCACGGGCGGCAGAAAATCTTTTTAATCCACTAGCAGGAATATATGCAAACCCACTCGCATAAGGCAGTGTTGACGACTGCCCATAAACAGAACCAAAAGCCCGAACGTCCATACAAATACGGTTTTTTTAATTTTAACTGGTCTTTTCGCTAATTTCGATCAGCCGTTTTAAGTACCATTCACATTTTTTTAAATCTTCAATACCATTTTTATGTTCTGTTCTCCATAAATACTTCAAGCAAGCACCTCTACAATATGCTTTAACTCCTTCTATACCTAGGGCTGATTCAAGTGCATCAATACACTCAATAGGACCTTGCGTATAGTGATTTGGATGATCTATAGAATTTTTTTTATCGAATTTATCAAGAAAAAAATTATCGGCGCTAACCATGGTTTAGAGCTCAAACATTTCGGATAGTTCTAACAGAATCTCATTACTTGTTAACATTTGTTGGCTGTATTTAGTGTCCAAGTGCTCGATTAAACCGCATTCAGCAATCTGAATACGACCATCTTTCTTAATTAACGGAATCGCACGGCGGTGTTCCTGCTTTTCACTCAGATTTTCAAACGCAAGCCCCATAGAACTGCGGTCAGCGATAGGCCAACACCTAAATTTCGTCAGTTCAAAACTTTTTATAGGGTCACAGCTCTCAGAAGTAACATATTTCTCAGCCATCTTCTGATCAAGAATCATCATGCCCATATAAGGATTACCTAAAGAAGCAAAACACACAAAATCTTTGTCAGGAGTCAAATAAGTCTGAACGTCATAGCCGCGATCACCCCAAACGTTTGGTGTTGTACCGGTAAGTCGCCATTTTTTATGGTTATCAAATGGAATTAATTGGCCATTTAAATTTTCGTACCTACAAAACCCAGGTTCCAAGTTCAAATAGCTTAGTTTTTCCTTCCAGAACCACCAATAATAAAAATTATCCTCTGTGAAGTGCATATCATTTTCGGTATATATGTAAAAATCGTAAGCTTTAGCAGAAACAGCCGCAGACAATAACTTTTTGTGGCTCCAGGTTAAACTAAAACCCACATATTGAGGATCAGCCACAAGAATCTCGATGTCACAGTCATCAAGATTGGGCTCCAGCAGTTCTTTTAAAATTTCTTTATCCTCGCGGTGCTCGTAATCAATAAAAATGTAAAAATCTTGTGTTCCAGGAATCTTCGTATATCCCTGCAACGTTTTTAAAAGGGCATCAAAACGAGATAGAGGATCAAATGCAGTCACAGCAATAAAAAACTTATACGAAAGAAGTAGTCCGTGAGAAAATTTCCAGTTATCTGAGAAATTTGAGTCGGTCATCATCAGTACTCCATTTGAAAATTACCGCGACGCTGTAAAAAACACATTAAATGTGTATACGCATCAAGTAAATCGTCATGCGATGTAGCGCCGATATTTACTAATTGATCAAATAACATATCAAACTTCCGGTATCTGTTAAAAATTACTTTTTTATTTTCTAATAATCCTAAAGTTCCACGAAAACGCGCAATTTTGTCGCCTCTAAATCCTTTAACTTCGTGGATGTGAATGTTACCTAAGCCGCGATCATTTAAAAGAATTCTACGTAAATCAGCCGCTAAAGAAGCTTGGTAAGCCACAGACTCAACTACTAATGTACATGTAGAATAAGTTGGAAAAAACTGACCTGACGAATCTTCTAATAATATCCCCCACTCAACCAGCATCTTACACAGTAAGTCTATTTTCTCAAGATTACCTATAGAACGAACTTGATGAGCATCAACTATATAGTACTTATCTTGCAATCGTCCTCCGAGTACAAACGCAGTGTAATCAGAAGTTTCATTTTTACTAGCAGATAAATCAACACCTACAGCTAATGAATCAAACTCTGTAACTACATCACCTTTAATCAACAAATCTGGAGAAAGAACTAGATCTGATGTCATAACAGGCTGTTGCTGATACTGGAAAGCAAAAGCAACAGGATCTAATTCTTTTTGACCTAGCAAATAATCAACACTCCATTGTTCAGGCCAATAACTTTCTGGTTCTCCGTTATTGTCATAAGTCAAAGCTTCTTGAGTTACTTGTTTCCATCCTTTATTAGGCACAAACATTGTTTTATGAATGTCTAGTGGATGAAATCGAGTGCCTAAGCAAATTGAACGACCACCTTCAAAAATAATAGGAGCAATAACAGAACTCCAATTATTATTCATCTCTTCTCTAATAGCAGGATTTTTAATATCAGTGCTGGATTTTATAGGGTCATCTACAATAACTAAATGAGCTCGTTTTGATGTAATAGAACCTCTAAGTCCTGCAGCACGTAATGTAAATTCTTCGTCACCAAGACGACTTATGCCAGCATAGTCAAAATCGATAGACCAACCAATATCTGACTGCATACCAGATCGCAACTGAACTTTAGGAAAAATTTTTTTAAAATTTGAAGACTCGATAATTTGTTTAATAATTCGGCTTTTTGGAATAGCCGTAGCGATGTTGTAAGAACAATAAATAATTTGTAATGGGAGCCCAGCCGTGGTATGACGACCGATAATCCAAGCAGTAAATAAATTTAAAACGGTGGATTTTGCAGAACCACGGGGGGCCAAGATGTCTAAATTCGGACCAGCAATATCTAATAAATATTTATTACTGTTTCCCGTTATTAAATGTTTATGCCACACCAGCATATGCTGTGCTGGGGCTTTATCCATAATTGTACAGAACGTATGAAAATCCTCTGCTGCTCTGGTAAATATAGTTTCTAACTCAGGAGTTTCACTATCTATAGCTTTAGCAGCTCGTAATTTGAGTGCGCGTCTGTAGGCAAAAGTTTCACGACTAGGCATATAAATTAAAACTGTCTGTATACTGGTATCAAGATTCTAACTCTAAATGGCCAAAATTCTCTGGTACGGAGATATCCTCTCAAACACTGGTTTTGCTAGAGTCACACACAGTGTGCTGGATCATTTACAAAAAAATCACGAAATCGTTGCTGTAGGCATTAACTACAATGGAGATCCTCATGATCTTCCTTTTAAAGTTTATCCGGCAGCAGCAAGGAATCCTGGTGATCGTTTTGGTATTGGCCGACTGCCTGAAATTGTTGAAGCAGAAAAACCAGATTTCTTTATCTGTTTAAACGATATTTGGATTGTTAACCAGGTTTGGGAACGAATTCATTTACTAAAAACACAAAATAATTTTAAATTCATAGCTTACTTCCCGCTCGATTCGCAGTGGTATACCGAAAGCCACATGCGATTCATAAAAGATTGGGATTTTGCAATCACATTTACCATTGAACAAGCTCAGCGAGTTATGCAGCTTGGTGTCAAACCCAAAATGCTTGGCGTTATCCCACACGGAGTTGAGGTCTCGAAGTTTTTCCCCATCGATCAAACAGAAGCGAAAAAACAACTTGGAATTTCTAAAGATAAATTTATTGTTTTGAATGCAAACCGAAACCAACCACGTAAACAGATCGACCTGACGATCAAGGCGTTTGCTGAGTTTGCGGTGGGTAAAGAAGATACGATGCTTTACCTACACATGAGCGAAAAGGATCTTGGCTGGGATATTCGAGCTATTTTCGAAACAGAAATGAAACGTCGAGGTCTTAATTCAGACCAACGACTTTTAATGACAACAGCAAATATTGATTATTTGAACGCACCACCGGATGAAATTTTAAATTACGTCTATAATGCTTGCGATGTAGGCATCAACACAGCAAACGGTGAAGGCTGGGGACTCGTTCCTTTTGAACACGCAGCATGTAAAAAACCGCAAGTGCTGCCAAACCACACCTCATTTGCTGAAGTTTGGAAAAACAAAGCTTTATTAGCTGATGTCGCCGCGTGGATCTATGACAAAGATTTAGGTGTCGAACGGGGAATCGTAGATATCCTGGACGCCGCTACAAAACTTACAAAACTCTATGAAGATAAGGAATTCTATAAATTAATAGCAGAAGAGTGTTACTCTGTGACCTTAAATCCTTCATATCGTTGGGACAAGATTGCAGAAGGTTTCGAGAAAGCCATGGAGGAAGTTTCAAAATGAGCCTGCAATTTCATCGCTATCGGACATACCACAACAGGGCTGTAAAAACAGTTTTTACACCCTCTAAAAAAGGTTTCCCTTCTGTGTACGAGCAAGCCGAAAATATCGGCGGCACTTTTACACGGATTACGACTGGTTTACCAGAAACCAATGTTGCGAACTTTAGCCCCTGTGTGCTCAAGCATCGCGGATCAACTTTAATCGCGTGGCGATCTCAACCGGAACCATTTGTTTTCCGACACGACATGAAATATTTTTACTACAACAACACTCCTACAGATTTATATATTGGTGAACTAATTGGAGACGACACGATTGTCGCACCTAGAAAACTTGAAGAAGGTAAACATCGATTAAGTTACGAGGATCCTAGACTCTTTCTGAGTCCTGATGACAAATTGCATTGTCAGTTTGTGACTAGTACGTATGCGAGTAAGTGGGACACAACTAATCACAAACTTATTAAAACGCCCAAGATTTGTGTAGGAAGCATTGATGAATTTGGCCGGTTAACAGATTGCATATTTCCGGATATAGGTGAAAATCTGAAAGACGGAGGCACGGAAAAAAATTGGTGTTTCTTTAGCCATGACGATCAACTTAAGCTGCTCTATACAACACAACCTTTAGTTTTTAAATCCCCGAGACAAAACGATTCTGTTGTAGATTCTTCTTGTTTGAAACAGATAACAGGAGAATTCCCGACATTTAATTCAACAGCACCTATTCAAATAGATGACGAATGGCTAGTTTTTTATCACTGGAAATATATGGTTTACCAGCTAGATAGTAGACCCTACTTACTTTACTCATTAGGTGCATATACCTTGAATAAAGAGCAAACAAAAATTATTCGAATGATGAAGGAACCTTTGTTTGTAGGTTCAACTCGTGATGATTTAATTACTTGGACTGATGCAGTCGGGAATGATATTTCGAATCAACCTGCTTGCATCTTACCTTTTGGTTGTTTTGTTGATGAATATGATGAGTTAGTTATGTCTTTAGGAGTAAATGATTATTTTATGGGTATTTTTAGAACACCTTTAGTCAACGTACTGTGTTTAATGGATACTGTATGAATGTAAATAATAATTTTTAACTTTTTTCTTCGCGTTCCATTGTGCTCCAAACGACGATAGAAGCGTCTTCAATCAAGGAACTCATAGTTGGCTGATCTTCAAAACTATTTATAAGTTCACGTAAACAACGATCTGCACCAGCTAGTAAAAGTCCACGGCGATCAAGACCATCGGTAAGTTGTCGTACAGCTTGAATGTGACTGCGAAGTTCTTTTTGAAGAACAGCAATTTTTGTTGCTGCTGTGGCATGATCCAACATGCCAGTTAATGTCATCTGACGAACATTATTTAAATCAATTTTAAGTAAGTCAATTTCAGTCAGTAAATCTTTACGAAGATCACTTTTAGGGTATTTCTCTTGTACCCAAGCTGTAAGGTCCGATATGGAACCGCTGTAACCAGGTTTTAAAAACCTGGCGTATAAAAAAGCTTCAATATCACTTGTACTGTTTTTTGCATAATACGTAAATGAATCACGTTGAGATTTATCAAGCGAACTCAACCACGAGGCAACCGTGGTTGAATCACCAATAGTTGATTTAATCATGCAAAAAAGCGCTGCCCAGCAAATGCTTGATTAGCACCAAATTGTTTTAAAGCTAAATTAGCTTTTGTCTGAGCTTTAATTTTTGTTATATCACCAAGAGCATTAGCCTGAGACAACTGTAAACCAGTTTCTCGTGCTTGAGCTCCAAGAGCTAATCGCCCTTCCGTTTCAGCTCGAGTCCTAAAAACATCAGCAAGGGTATCAGCTTGTTTTTGAGCAACAGCTGATCTTGTTTGCTCTTGGAAAGTTTTTAATCCAATATTTGTAGAAGCAAGCGTACCAGCAAGTTGATTTTCTCCGGCCAGAGCAGAGGAGCCTGCTTGTCCTAATAACTGAGGAGCTGCAAGCTCTACTGCAAGTTTGGATAAAGCTTCTTGTTTTTTAACATCTAAACCAGCTCCAGCTGAAGCCGCAGTAACTGAAGCTTGCGTTGCTGTTTGTTTCTGAGCTTGATCTAACGCTTCTTTTAAAACAGAAAGTTGACTCGATGCGATTGTTTGACCCTGAAGACCTAAAGCACCGCCAAAAGAACCTTGTAAAACTGCAAGACCCTGCATCGCTGCAGTTAAAGGGTTGTTTGCAGCAGCTGCTTGTGCTCCATATAACGCATAATAATCAACAGGAGCCGAAGCACTACTACTTTTGCTACCGCCACCAAATAAACTGCCACCAATGCCAGCAGCTAAGGTACCAAGAATCGCAGGAAGAGCCATAATTAAAAAACGGGCTTACCCGGTTGGAATGCCTCTATGGCTTGTTGAGTAGGACCTGCTAAAGAAGCAAGAACATTAGCGTTAGGCATACCCATAGTCGCACTTAAATTGAGCATACCTAAGGCAAGAGCGGTATCTTTTTGAATCTGAGTTTGAGTGATTCCTTGCCACGCTAGAATTGTCTGTAGCTCAGTATCTCGATAAGTTTTTTCTTCCATGCGAGCCAACGCATTTTGAAGCGCAATTTGCTCGCGTTTCTTCCAATATTCATAATCAATCTTGGACCGCTCAGGATAAAACTCTCTAGCTTCTTTTGCTTCCTTTTCTTGTTTCTGGATAATCCGCTCAAGAATACCCCCTAAGCTACCAACCTGAGAATTACCCGGCGGAGGATTTATAGGAGGAGGAAGTTGAATTGAACCACCTTGACCATCTTCAAACCAACCCGGTTCGGGCGGTGGGGGCGGCATGGTATCGCCAGCAGCAGGTTGCTGCCGTGGTGTCGGCCTGGAAGCTGCAGGTTTTTTAGGTTCTTGAAGAGCTCCTTGAACTCCTTTATAAATTAAATAAGGTAACCCTGTAAATGGATTTGAAAAAAGAGCTGCATCCAGAGTGTTCGTAGCCATCAGTAAGCCCTCCCTAATTCAACAATTTGAGCTTCCTCACCAGGAAAACGTTGAGATCCCGTGGCAATGCCTTGTTGATAGATACCACCGGTACTACTCAAACCCTGACCAATTGCTGCTCCCAGAGATTGAGCTAAAGCAGACTGAACATTACCTTGCTGACGAACTTGTTCAAGAGCTCGTTCTCTAGCTCCAGCTTCTTGAGCTAAAACTCGATTAGTAGCGATAGTATCTTTAATAATTTGATCAGCATCTAAATATTTATAATCTCCACCTGTTTTATTAAGTACCGAACGACGATAATTTTCTTCGCTAACGTAACGTTCTATTTCCCGAATATCGCCTAAAGAAACCATATATTTTTCATCAGATCCCCGCATGGCACTAGAAGGTGTAATACCTCCCTTAGAAACAGCGGAGCCTATAGCGCCAGAAATAAGTTCAGCAATAATTTCGTTCAATAAGTTCATCCCAAGACGGCTCGCCATCCCACCTCCTCCAGCAGCAGCAACTCCTCCTCCTCCAACAGCAGCAACAGGCGCGGCCATCAAACTCCTCCAGGGTTGTCGTACTTAGTTCCGCTTAGCGGTTTCTTAGCTAATTTTAAAGGATCTTCTGCTTTTATATTGCCTAATCCCACAGAAAGTTGTTGTTGTGAAGGGAATGCGACAGTTTGAGGAAAATTACTTTCTATGTACATATGCATAAAATTATTAGGATCCAAAGCAGGAGCCAATTTGCGAACATCACGTTCACGTAATTGTTGTTGCCTAGGGGTTAAACTCATCAGCCTAACTCTTGATATTCCTGCGAGGGCGGAATATGACTTGAAGATGGAGCATTTAAAACAGAATAATTAGCTCCTAAATTCGGAGTGTCGTACTCAAGAGGTCGTTGACTTGATAACTGATCCATGTGTTCGTCCGACTGATCCGATAAAGCTTCAATTAATTGCAGAATTAAATTAACTTCATCAGGCTCAAGCTCCGAAAGAAGCTGCATTAAATAAACATCTTCATGAGGACGCTCAGGTTCAGTGCGCAAACGAGACGCTAACTGAGCGTGCAGCATAGGTTTATTATTATCTGGGTAACTATTTAAAGATCGGGTAGGGCCTGTATAAATACCCTCTCCTTCGCGACCAGGAATAGAGGGGAGACCACGGGCAAATTCACGGACTACACGAGCCGTTATTGGAGTAGCGGCAGCCATCTCAGCCGGTGTCTGAGGCATAGGAAGACCTAAAACCCGAGCAGCTAATTCGTAATCTGCCTGACTAAACACCGGAACAAACCGCTTCAGATAAATTCATTGTACTGTTAATACCTAGTAAATCGCCAGGATTACAAGAAAGTGTTAAGCACAACTTTTCGAGAACATCTGGAGACGGAATATAATTTTTATCTACATAAATTTTACGTGTGGTAGTAGGGGAGAGATCAGCTAATTTGCTCAGCGCAAAAGAAGATAAATTTTTAGAATCTAAAATATTTTTTAAATTATTTATTAAACAACCCGCTGACGGATAAGAAGAATAAAAAGGCACTTTACTTAAATTGATCTGGGTCAATCATAAAACTTTTATTTAAATTAGCGTTACCAATCAACGAGTTACAAATCCGTGCGTTTAGTGAATACACATCATTAAGAGTTACACCGGCCTCAACAGCATACACAGAACCTAATTCTTTTACATTACATAATAAAGGTCTGTTATCATAAACACTACATAAATTATTTTCTAACATAGTGCAGCAACCGGACTCATCCCAAGAGTAAGGAAAAGCCTCCGCTGCTTTATAAAAAACAGACTCAGGATCACCTTGTTTAGCAGTTCGAACAATTGAACCCAATGAACGACAACAAAGTGAACAACCTGTACAAGGAAAATCTTCCATAAAAAAAATTTAATATCTTATTAAAAGTCTAAACCTTTTGATATATCTACTAAACCAGTCCCAGAAAAATGACCAAAAGAAGTTAAATCAATTTTTGGGTTTTTAATCATACGCCAACTTATTTCCTCACTAGGAAAACGAATATCATCTAAAAACAACCACCTAGGTTTTACATCCATTTTTAAACTAGATAAAAGTGTATAAAATTTATTCTCAAAATAACCATCTTTAGGTGCATCACACATAATAAAATCTGCTTTGTTTAGCAAATTTTTATGTTTTTCAAAAATCGAATCTCTACTTAAGTCTTCTAAATATTGAGTAACACGACCTCCATTTTTTTTAAAATCTTCAGTTTTTAACCAACTTGTTGGAAATTTATCCCAAGCTTGTAAATCGAATGTATGAATTTCTGCGTAAGGAGCATAATCACACATAACACGAGTACCAACTCCCAGCCAAGTTCCAATATCTACCACACAACGAGGCTTGGTTTGGTTAAGTAAACCGGCTAATAATCGATAGTGATCCCCAGGAAAAGCATTCGCAAATTCATATGAACAATCAATCTTGTTATTAGAGGCAAAAAGAACAGCCCCACAAATAAGTAAATAATCTGAAAAAGCTTGTGCTGCAGAATCGTCATCTACTGATAAACAGTGACTATCGATAGCGTGTCGTACTTGAACCATGTTCAAAATCCCAAATATTTACGGCGGACGAATTCTAGATCATATGTCACAAAGTCAATAGGAAGTTCCGGGATATTAAACGGAGTTTTATAAGTCTCACCCTCAACGTGAGCTTGCCACGCTTCGCCCCACTTAGCGTGAAGATAACGTTTGTTCAGTTCATGTGCCACATGAACTGCTTGTTGTAAACGAGGCTCGGAACGCCAGGTTTGCGATCCGTCTGAGTAATCTTTTTTACTTCCGTGGTAGTAACCTGCTTCAAGTGATAAAACTCTTTTAATATCATCGTGAATAAATCGCATTCCATAGTCCATATCTTCGCAATAACCAGGATATAAATTCTCATCAAATAACCCGTATTTTTTAACAATCCAGTCTTTTAAAAGAAAAATATCCCATCCTCCATTACTACCGTGTACCAAGCCAACTTCTTCATCCTGTGCTTTATTGTTCATTTCTTCTAAAAAACCGGGCTCAAACATCACATCATGATTACTAATAACCCAGTAAGGAGCGTGCATAAAAGATTTGATAATTAAATTCCAAGCCCCAGAACACCCAATATTTGATGGCATGTTTGTAACATGCACATTTTTTACGAATGGATTAGACAACTTACGAACATTTTCTACAGCGTCCGTAATTTGACCTCTACCGTTGTTATTAAAAACAACAAAATCGTCAACAGGATAATCTATGCTCATATAAAGGCGATGAAGCCAATAAGGAGCATTAACAATTGCAGTACCTATAACGGGAATAGAACCAGACATAAAAATTAGTTTTATATCAATATAGTATCAGAATTAAAAATTTTCAAAAAGGTTGCAGCCGACAGCATTCAAGGTTCCAGCTTCCGGCAGCTCATAAGAACATTTAAATCCCTCATCAGTAAGAGTGTCGTGGTAAAAATAACAATCCTCGCACGGACACTTACTAGTTTCTAAAACGTTTCCAGAATCTCCAGATTGACTTTCAAATTTCACACCACTAAAAACACTTAAAAGTTCATTAAATTTAAATCTTAGAGTAATTAAATCTGAATAAGCATCAGAATTAATCTCATATAAAGTCTCGCGATGAGTACAACGCTCACAAATATATCTTCGACGGACACCATCAGAAATCTTGCGAGACTCTAAAACCCGATAAGAGGCAAAACCACAACTAGAGCATTTGCGTTTGTTTGCCAGGTTTTGTAGTTGGTTTGGACTATGTGGTTTTTTTTGAGCAGCCATTGTTTGTAATACTGCAGGTGGGACTTGAACCCACACGAGCAAAGCTCAACGCATTTTAAGTGCGTAGCGTCTACCTTTCCGCCACTGCAGCGACCGACAGATACTAACAGCTTAGTGTCAGTCGGCCTGAGTGTCTTCAGATTTTACCCAGGTTTCGTCACCGGGTAAGGGCTCTGTCCCGTAGTCATACGTATCGTAGTCCTCATCGTTACGAGGATCATCCTCCACAAACACATAGTGCGTAGTTTCCTGTTTAATAAATGAAGTCAAATTAGCCAGGGCCTCATTAAGAAGCTGCTGCTCTTCCTCAGTTAAGTCGTCCATACAGCAACTAAGACACTCACATATCATAAAGACGAATCTTGGTATTTACCCAACGTTTACATGTATTATTATCGTAAGTACCATACACATACATTTGTTTTTCAGTACATTGGCGCACAAGATCATTAAACAATGCTACTTTTTCTTGATCTTGTTTGAATTTAGATAAGACAAAATTTGTGTAATTACGACCTTCAATATTCATGAGTAAAACAAAACTAAAAAACCCTATAAGAACAATAAAAGAAATAACAAGTTCAGGTGCCTTCCAGATCAATGTCGCAGGGACAATTTGCGGGACTTGGGTTGTGATGTCGGTTTTGGAGGTCATGGTTGTTACCTAGTAACACCAAGAGCATAGCAGCCTACTTGTAGCGTGTCAATAAATAAGTGCTACTATGCTGAAAAAGGCACAAAACCAATGGTCGCCAGCCCTAAACCCTCTTTCAAAGAGCTGATGTCTCAAATGAAAGAAAAAACACAAACAGCTCCAGTAATCTCGATTCAGAACAGCAAGAAAAAATTAGATGATCGTTATACTCTGAATCAGGGTTGGTATGACGCTCTGCTAAACACCGATATGGTGTTGAGCTCAGATCCACAGGCTTCTGATTTGAGATTAGATCCTGATAAACAGCGCCAAATTGTTGAAATTGGTGTTTATGAGGGTGCTTCTACTGTTTTTTGGTCTGATTTTTACTTAAATCACCCTGAATCTAGGTTAATTTCAATCGATCCTTTTACGGGAAGTCAAGAACATCACGAAGATCCTGACAGATATCCAGAACTCAACAATATCGAGATAACTGCACGAGGAAACATCGCCAAATCTAATAATGCGGCCAAAATTGAAGTAATAAAAGGCTGCAGTTGGGATGTATTTCCAGAATTAAATCGTCGATTTAATGGAACACCGTGGATTGATCTTTTGTATATTGACGGAGCTCATGATTCTGTTTCTGTTGCAAGAGACACGGCTCTGTATCTACCGATGGTTAAGTCAGACGGTATTTGTATTTTTGATGATTTTGCGCATCCAGACGTAAAACAAGGTGTCGAAGGAGTTTTAGCCGCCACGGGGCTTATACATTTTGCTGTATTTACTGGATGGCAACTGGCTTGCAAGATCAAATGAGGCCAGACCGCACTCTTCCACGCTTTTCTAATAACGGCTTGCGTGGAAGAAGTTTTTTCTGTGCGCGTCTACCTAACAGGGTCAACCCTTAACCTTAATTCCAAGAATTAAAAGGTGTGCAATCCTCAGCTTGACCCACATAAGAATGAAACAGAGTTAAAAGATCCTCAAGGACTTCTTTTGAATAAACAGTATCTTCTCCTAACGAACTCCAAAATGCAAACGCACATTCGTCACAAGGATCGTCATCCGGTAACAACGCATAATCTTTGTAATTCCCACACATTAAATCAGACCATATGTTAAAAGAACTACGTACACTCTGTAGTCCTCTATAAACTACATGGCTAAAAAAATAATTAAACCACGACATTCTGTAAGTTTGCATTATTAAAAATAAATAAATTACGGTATTTCAGGAAAAAGAACTTTAGCAACAGACTTAATATGATTTGCTTTGTCGAAATAATAATAATATTCTTCCATCAAAATATCTTTAAGATGTTCAGATAACTTATCAAGTAAATCGTCTTCAGAAGTGTACTCAAAAACTATATCTTTAAACCTTTTTTTTGCAGAATCTATATAAGAATCTGCGGAAAATTTAAATTTGTTAAAGATGTCCCAGTCAGAAATTTCGTTAGTTGACGCAGACATAAAAAAAAACTCAACTAGTCAGAGTATAAGCAGTCATAGACAACAAGCAAGTCCCAGCCACAATGGTTAATCAAAAATTAACCGCCGCGCTTTAACAACTCACGATAAGCAATATCAGGATGGCTTTCCACCCAAGTCATAAAATTATCAGCAGTCATACCAGCACCACCACCAGCCTCCCATAATCGACGTTGAAGCTCTCCGCCCTCAGCCATGCTGCGACCCAAAAGTTCATGCTTCATATATTCAGTCGCTAAAGCATTTTTTTCTTCAGTTGATGGTGTCGGCGTGGAAGGAACAGGAATCGAACGAGGTTCACTTCGCGGCGCCACAGCTTGAGTTGAAGCTTGCGCTACTGGCGCCGAAGACACAAATGATGAAGATCTAGGTACACCAGGAACTATACCCGAACGAACAGGTTCATTCTTTGCTTTTTGTGCTGCAAAATATCGATTAGACTCTTCGATCAAACGACGATCATCTTTTGCATTAACAGCACCAGCATCAAGAATATTTAAAAAAAGTCCAACTTTAGGCCCCATCGAAAAATAACCAACTCTATCAGCCGCTTCCGGACCAAAAGTCTTCTCAGTAACAGCGCGAATTGTTTCTTCTAAAACAATTGCAGCAGCATTAAAAGGATTTAAAGGATTCAAAGCCTTGCCAATAGCACCCAATCGTGTCGTCGGAACACGAGTTCTAAAAGGATTTAAAGCAACCGGAACCCTAGGCATCAGATATTAACCATTGAATCAATTATAACTTTGGCATTTTATTTATCTAGAACGCTGCCCTGATAAATAAGGAATTTGATTTCGACGAAGACGATTAAAGATGTATCGACCTTCATTAACTATTTGTTGTCCCAGACGCCGACCAATGTCAGTTTGAGGATCAGTACGTGTAAAAGGCAGAACTTTAGCATTCACATCAGCAGCTTTACGAGTTAGAACATTCAACGCGCTATCGTCACGACCCTGCCCAATCAATCCAGCACCGATTACTGCAGGAAGAGCAATAGATGCAGCTCCTGCAACGGCGGGATTTACAGTTGCTGCAACTTGAGGGGCAACTCGAGTCAAGATATTTCCTGCACCTTTAATAGCAGCTTCACTTAAAACTCCCGTACCGACATCAACACCAAAAGCTTTTGCAGCACCAGCAACATCATCTTTTTCAATTGCTCTAGCAACTTCATCATTTAATAAACTTAAAGCAGCACCAGCAGCAGCTCCACGTGGATTTTGACGGATAGCTTCAACAACAGGAGTAGTAGGATCAAGCGAATAATAAGCTTTTGTCGTTTTGGGTAAGCGACCTTGTTTAACAACAACAGTTCCTTCTGGGCTTATACGTACTTTTCCACTTAAACCTTGTTCAGCAGGTTGCATTTGTAAAGGAACAGCATTACCACGTTGATCGATATATGTATACTGAATGCCGGTTTCGTCCGTAGGACCGAAACCAACACTTTGATATGCCGCTCCACGGAGATTAGGTATCGAATAGCCTTCTTCAACAAAAGGTTGCAATTTACGTAAAGTTGAACTTGTCTGAGGAGTTTCACCTTCACGAACCTTTAATCGATACAAACCCATTGAACCAAGAGGACTATTAGTAACAAGAGTTCCGGGTTTTAAATCTTTAAGGGCATTCTGCTGAGCAAATTGAGCAAAAGCCCGCGAAACTGCAGTCGGAAGATTTTTTTCGTCCATATTATATCCAGTGCCAGGAGCTTTAGTAGTAAAAGTAATATTCGCTCGATTTAAAATTGGATTGTCTTGTAAAAAACGAAAAACATTTGCAGACACTTGACTAGGCATAACAGCTGAACTTGCAGGATCTATCCCTGGATTTTGAGAAACTCGCATATCAATTCCATAAATAGGTAGATCACCTCTTAAACCAGGCGTTAAAGGTTGAACAGATTCAGTTTTAGGGTCGTAAGTAAACTCTTGTTTATATATTTTTTGAGGATTTGATGAAATACCAGGATAAAGTTCTGTTAAAACCTTTAAATCAACATCACGAAAAGCTCTACGTAAAGCTTGAGAGCGATCATCAAGAAACTCAAGCGCCTTTTGACGAGGTCGAATATACCCACCGCCGCCAACAATAGGTAAAACACTACTAGTAGCGGAGTCAGCAATTATATTTAAATCCCTACCAACCCCTAAATCATTTAAAGATTGAATAGCAAATCTTTGTTTATCCGGGTCACCTGATGTAAAAAGTTGTTCAGTATTATTTAACTGCTTAATAAGATCATCGCTTACATTGCGTGTGGACAATATCTTGCGGTACAAGTCAGCTCTATCTTCTGGAGAAGTTATTACTTGAGCTGTATCAACATATTTTAAATACTGCTTAGCCTCTGAACCACGCAAACGAGGTCTATCAGAAGTGCTTAGCTCTGTATTTAATAAAGTTTCAACTTCTGGATACTGGCTAACAACTTGTCTGAGCGTTTCAATTGGAATTTTTTGTTCTTCAAGTAGAGCTTGGCGAGCTATGTTACTAATTTCTTCATTTAGACCCGGAATAACTAACTGTCTTGGAGCATTACGATCTACTGAAAAAGAAGGTGCAACACCAACCATTCGCGAACGATCTGCATTTACAGCCCGTAAAACCTCATCACTTTCACGAGCTCGCTCAACATAAGGATCTGGAGTAGAAATACGTTGTTGTATTTCGTAATTTTCTATATCATTTTGAATAGCATTATCTATATCTCGATCAGAAAGAACATCCGCCACAGCGGGAAGGACTAAGTTACGACGTGCTGCTTGTCGAATGGCTCTATTGGATGCTAAAGAATTTAAGTCACGTTGTAGTTCATAAAGAACATTGCGTTGTTGTGCAATGTCGGAGGAAGAAAGAGGTTCTTGTGACTCATTAATAGCTTGCTGAGCACGTCTAATTAAAGCATCCCTAGGATCTTCTTGTTGTAAATCAAGTTCTAACTGTTCTCGTGTACCAGGAAAATTACCTTGAATAACCCGACCAGATTGAGCAGTTCGAATAGCACGCTCAACAGCTCGTCGTTGAGCTTCTATACCTTGTATTTGCTGAGGAAGAGTAGTAATAGGATCTAAATTATTTAAACTTTCAGCAGCATTACTATAAATATTTCTAAAAGAGGGTGTTTGTTCATTTGAAGTTGCAGCACGGTTTAACTCATCTGCAAGTTCATAAGCAAAATTATCACTATTTTCAGGTACATTCTCCAAAATCTCAGAGTAACCTGTTGTTCTTAATGAATTTAAATCTTCAGAATCTATAGCACCAGTTCTTAGAGCGTTTAAAACTTCTTCTTGCGCGGCTGAACGATCAGGTAACTCAAGAATTTGTTGTTCTAAAAAAGCACGGTATTTAGGATCAGCATTCAAAAAGTTATAAGCTCTGTAATCCTCATAATCAGTATCAATATCTAACCCTCTGTAAGGTATTCGACCACCGTAATCACTAACGTCAAGAAGATTTCTGTTAAACCGAGCTTCACTTAAATCAAATTCAGGGCGATCGTCTACAACTAAATCATAATCATTTGAGTACCTATCCTCCATTGCACGTATAACATCTTCATCTAACTCACCAGTCTCTAACGCACGCTCAAAAAGATAGTTGCGAGCATCATCCTCACTGTAAATATTTTGTTCGTTATAGTCTCTAAATTCTTGAATAACGCGATTAAGGTCATCCACCGAATATGGCTTCGGCATAGTCAAATAGAAAGTCGTACATCAATTATAAAACACAAAAATAAAAACAACTTGACAAGCACCGTGCGGCATGGTATGCTGTACAAGACATCCAATAACACTAAATGTCAAACTCTTTATTTACGATTAAAATTTATCGATTTGCTGGAACTTGGTGCTTTACAGATAAAAAACGAAATTTAATCAATGAACCATTTATTTCTGGAATTCCTGAATTAATTGACGAATGCATTGAACAAATAAACCCACAGAAGGACGAACAAAAATTAAATAAGTCTTATCGAATCACATTTAGTGAAAAACAATTTCCAGGAGCACTAAATTACTTACGTTTTCTTTTTGAAGAATATGGTGGAGCGTGGTATTCAAAACAAATTATTGACGAAGAAATAGATTTAAAAGCAAAAACAGGTTGGCTGTGCCCCGCTACTCTAAAGTTTTTTGTTAATTTTCCGAAAAAAATTTATTTTTTAATAAGCTCTATAGATATAGAGCATACATTCAATGACTACCCGCAAAATAACGCCGACCGATGCAACATTAAACAGCTTTCTGAAGAATTCACGAAAGCTGCTCGCGGCACTTATCTCTAAAAAGATCGATTTTCTAACTTTCCTCACAAATAAACAAAATTATGATTCTGCTATGAAAAAAAGTTTTAACCCTGACGATCTCTTAATCGAAGTTTTACATTTTGGTGCTGAAGTCGAGCTGAATTGGTGCTGTGCCCAAATCAGTCAGTGTCATATGATCCCATCCGAAGATCGAGACAAAATAGCTACTTATCTTTATGAGACTCGTCGTTCTTCGCGGCACTTTTAATTTTATAAAAATTTAAAATGTGTAACCAACCTCTGCTTGTCTACTTAAACACAATCATTAGCGACGGTGATGATGCGCATGATTTTACAGCGCTTTCAAAGGAGTGTATTATGTACACTGCAGCCTGGCTCCAAGAAGAGGGGTTCTGGCAGGCCGCCAGTGTGCTGCGCGGCGAACTTAGTGATAACCCTAGTAACGAAAGCGACTAATGACCATGACTGCTGAACCCAAAATTTTTTCGATTGATGAGCTTGA